CATCCTTGCTTAACTATTTGTTTCACCAACCACAGGAGCAAACACAATGCCCGTAACAAGCTATCACCATGGCGTGCGCGTCATCGAAATCAACGAAGGCACCCGCCCTATACGCACCGTTTCTACTGCAGTCATCGGCCTGGTTGCCACGGCTGACGATGCCGACGCAACGGTATTTCCCTTAAACGTGCCGGTACTGATTACCAATGTACAAGCCGCCATCGCCAAAGCAGGCCGCACCGGCACGCTGGCTAAGGCACTGAACGCCATCAGCCTGCAAACCAACCCGGTCACCATCGTGGTGCGTGTAGACGCTGATGAAGACGAAGCCATCCAGACAGCCAACGCAGTAGGCACGGTAACGCCGAGCGGCCAATATACAGGCGCGAAAGCCTTGCTGGCCGCCCAAACCAAGTTTGGTATCAAGCCCCGCATCCTGGGTGCACCAGGCCTCGATACGCAAGCCGTGACCACCGAGCTGGCCGCCGTTGCCCAAAAGCTGCGCGCCTTCGTCTATGCCAGCGCATGGGGTGCACAAACCAAGGAAGCCGCCATCGCTTACCGTCAGCACTTCGGCCAGCGTGAGGTAATGATTATCTGGCCTGACTTTGTCCACTTCGACACGGTCAGCAAAGCCAATGCCTCGATACCCGCTGTCGCCTATGCGCTGGGCCTGCGCGCCAAGATCGACAATGACACAGGCTGGCATAAATCCCTGTCCAATGTCGTGGTCAATGGCCCCACCGGCATAGCGCGGGACGTGTTCTGGGATCTGCAATCGTCGGCGACAGATGCAGGCGTCCTGAATGCTGCAGGCGTCACCACCCTGATTAACAAAACCGGGTACCGCTTCTGGGGTTCGCGCACAGCAGAGGAAGCAGAATTCTTTTTCTTTGAAAATTACACCCGCACCGCGCAAGTGCTGGCTGACACCATTGCAGAAGTGCATTTTACGTACGTGGACAAGCCCATGCACCCGTCCCTGGTGCGTGACCTGATTGAATCCATCAACGCCAAATTCCGCGCCTTGAAGACTGCCGGGCTGATCATCGACGGCAAAGCCTGGTTCAACCCAGCCGCCAACAGCAAGGATTCTTTGAAGATTGGTTCACTGACCATTGATTACGACTACACGCCAGTGCCACCAGTAGAAGACCTGGTACTGCAACAGCGCATCACAGACCGTTACCTGGCTGACTTTGCCAAGCAAATCACCACCTAAACCAGTAAACCGCCCGTCAGCCTGACGGGCATATCCCCAACAACCAGGAGCAAACCATGGGATTACCTAGCAAACTGAAAGACTTTAATTTGTTCAATGACGGCCTGTCCTATCTGGGCCTGGTGCCTGAGCTGACCCTGCCCAAACTCAGCCGCAAGATGGAAGACTACATCGCAGGCGGCATGTCTGGCCCTATCGAGATTGACTACCACAATGAAAAAATCGAACTCGACTGGACCGCAGGCGGCCTGCTGTATGACGCCTTGCTGCAATACGGTGCCGTCACGCATAACGCCGTGCAATTGCGCTTTGCCGGTGCTTACCAGAATGACGACACCGCCCAGGTGGATGCCGTTGAAATCGTCGTCCGTGGCCGCCATAAGGAAATCGAAATGGGTAGCGCCAAGATGGCCGACAAGGGCGAACACAAGTACAAGACCACCTGCAGCTATTACAAGCTAATGATCAACGGCGAAGACATCATCGAGCTGGACTTTATCAACGGCGTGGAAATCGTCGGTGGCATAGACCGTCGCGCCGAGCTGCGCGCCGCAATCGGCATGTAAGAGAAACCCCTCAATCATCTTTAATCAGTAGTCCTACCAACTTTTAGAAAGCAAAACCATGGCAATCAACAAAGACGAAGTGATCGTTATCAACGGCAACACCAAAACCATCACCCTGGATGAACCACTCAAACGCGGCGACACCGAAATCACCACCATCACCCTGCGCAAACCAAAGGCAGGCGAATTGCGCGGCGTGTCCTTGATCGACCTGGGCAATATGAACGTGGTCGCCCTGCAGCAAGTCTTGCCGCGTATTACTGCCCCCATCCTGACGGCGCAAGATGTTGCCAGCCTTGACCCGGCTGACTTGATGGATATCGGCATGGAAGTAGCAGGTTTTTTGGTCAAGAAAGCGGACCGCATGGTCTTCCAGAAAGAATAGAAGACGCCATGGCAGACCTGGCTATCGTATTTCACTGGCCGCCGTCTGCCATGGATGACTTGACGGTTTTGGATTTAATGGACTGGCGTGAACGCGCCAGAGTGAGAAACTCAGCGGAGTAATTATGTCAGCACGTGACCTGAAGCTGCAGGTAATCTTTAACATGATAGAGCGCGTCACCGCGCCCTTGAAGCGCATCATGGCCCAGTCGTCGGCCAGCGGCAAAGCCCTCAAAGCCTTGCGCGACCGCCTCAAGGAAATGGACGCGCAACAGAAAAACATTACCGGCTTCAGGCGCATGTCTGCCAGCTTGCGCGAAACTTCCGGGCGGCTGGGTGCCGCCCAGCAAAAGGTCAAAGCCCTGGCCGAGCAAATGCGCAACACCCAACACCCCACCCGCGCCATGACGCGGGAGTTTGACCGCGCCACCAGGGCGGCCAGGCTGATCAAGGAACAGTTACAGCGCGAGAGCCAGCAATTGCAGGTATTGCGCAGCAGCCTGCATGCAGCAGGCATCAGCACCCAGCAACTGAGCGCCCATGAACGCACTTTGCGTAACAACATGGCGGCTACCAATGCCCAGATAGCGGCCCAGCAACAGCAGTTAGCTGGCCTGGCAAGGCGGCAGCAACAGGTTGCCGCTGCCAGGCAGCGCATGGACAGTACCCGCAATGCGGCCAGCAATGCCAAGATGACGGGCTTTGATATGGCGATGACAGGCGCGGTCATGGGTATGCCCATGATCAAATCCTTGAATGAATCCAAGCATTTTGAAACGGAAATGAACCGCATTGTGGCGCTGGGCATGGGCGATAAAATCTCAGCCGACGCCATCAAGTTTAGCCAGGGTATGAAAACCTACGGCGTCAGCAGCCTGGAAAGCATGGAACTGATGCGCGATTCGCTGACCGTGTTTGCAGACCTGCACCATGCCGAAATGGTCTTACCCACCCTGGCAAAGATGAAGTTTGCCAATGCCGCCATGTTTGGCGAAGAAGCTGGGGCAGAACGCGGCCAGACCTTTATGAACATGCTGAAAGTGATCGAGCTGCGCGGCGGCCTTGCCAGCAAAGAGCGGTTTATCCATGAAGCCAACCTTGTGCAAAAGGTGATCACCGCCACTGGTGGCCGCGTGGGCCCCAATGAATGGCTGAACTTTATCAAAACCGGCGGCGTCGCTGCCAAGTCCATGCAAGATGAAGCCTTTTTCTACAAAATGGAACCACTCATCCAAGAAATGGGTGGCCATCGCGTGGGTACGGGCCTGATGTCGGCCTATTCCAATCTCTACCAGGGCAGGACCACAGTACGCGCCGCGCAAGAAATGGGCAGGCTGGATTTGCTCGATACCAGCAAGGTGCAGTACAACAAAATAGGCATGATCAAACAAATCAAGCCAGGCGCACTGGCAGGCGGTGACTTGCTGAAGTCAGACCCCATGGCCTGGCTGGAAACGGTCTTGCTGCCCAAGCTGGCCGCCAAGGGCATTACAGACCAGGAACAAATCAAGGACACCATCGCCACCATCATGACGAACCGGACGGCGTCTAACCTGTTCACGCAAATGTATTTGCAACGCGCACAAATCCACAAGAACGCCAAGTTAAATGCAGGCGCGGCCAATATCGACACCCTGGACAAAGTTGCCAAGACCACCGCCAAAGGCAAAGAGCTGGAAACCCTGGCGAGAATCCGCAACACAGAAAAAGAAATAGGTGAACAAGTCTTGCCCATCTACGCGGCCGCCTTACAAAAGCTGGCAAGCGCCCTGCAAAGCGTCACCACCTTTATGAAAGAACATTCCACCACCGCCAAGGTCGTGGTGGTGGGCTTCACCGCGCTGGCGGCTACCATGGTAGTGATGGGTGGCGTCACCATCGTGCTGGCGTCCATCATTGGCCCGCTGGCCTTGCTGCGCTTTGGCTTTGCCATGCTGGGTATCCGCGGCGCTTTGCTGGCGGGCACGTTTGCCCGGCTGGGTGCAGCCTTTGCGCGCATAGGGCCATTCATAGGCCGTATGCTGGGCTGGCTGCGCGGCTTGCTGCCAGCCCTGCGCCTGGTAGGCACGGCTGTGATGTGGCTGGGCCGGGCCTTCCTGATTGCGGGCCGCTTCTTGCTCATGAACCCCATAGGCCTGGCGATTACCGCCATTGCTGCAGCGGCTTACCTGATCTATCGCAATTGGGCGCAAGTCAGTGCCTTCTTTAGCGGGCTATGGGCATCGATCAAGACCAGCTTTAACAGCGGCATTGCTGCCCTGAGTGCATTTATAGAAGGCTGGCACCCGGTAGAGAAATTCCGCAGCATGATGGCGGCAGTGTATGGCTATTTCACCATCGACTTGCCCGCCAAGTTTAGCGAGTTTGGCAGCAACATGATGCAAGGGCTGGTGAATGGCATCACCAGCGCGGCTGGCACCGTGCGCGACACCATCAGCAGCATGGCTGACAATGTTGTGTCCTGGTTTAAAGAAAAACTAGGCATACATTCGCCGAGCGTGGTCTTTGCGGAGCTGGGGCAATTCACCATGCAAGGCTTGTCGATAGGCATTGAGAAAGCCCAGGCGCTGCCGCTGGACAAACTCAATGGCGTTACAAGGCAAATGACGGCCATGGGTGCAGGGATGGCCCTGAGTGCCACCATGACGCCTGCATTTGCGCAACTGCCGCCGCCACTGTTCAACCCGCAGCAAGCCGCCCTGGTGCAGTTTGCAGCGCAAAGGCAAGAACCGCCACGCCTGGCCGAGCCTATCAAATTTGACCGACGCCCACCGGTGCAGAACCAGGGCAGCAACGCGGCCAGCGCAGGCAATAACCCGGCACCAGCCGCCAGCAATATCCAGATCGTGATCAATCCGCCAGCAGGAATGGACCCGCAAGCCATTGCCAAGGCCGTGGCCGCCGAGCTGGACAGACGCGAGCGGCAGCAGAGCCAGCAGCGCCGGTCTGCTATGCATGACTATGATGAATCGTAAAGAGGAACCAGCACCATGATGATGAGTTTAGGCCAGTTTGTATTCAGTCTGTCCACGGCCGCGTATCAGGAATTCCAGCAACAAATCGAATGGAAGCACCCCAACACCAGCCGCGTGGGCGAGCGGGACGCGCACCAGTTTTTAGGGCCAGGTGATAACACCATCACCTTGTCCGGCTGGATGGCCCCGGCCTTTGCCGGTGACCCGGCGTCTTTGGATGACCTGGAAGAAATGGGGGATGCTGGTGACGCCTATGTGCTGGTGGAAGGCACCGGGCGCATATACGGGCAGTTTTTAATCACCAACTTGACCAAGGGTAAAAACACCTTTCTGGATGATGGCATGCCGCAGAGAATAGATTTTTCTATCAGCTTAAAGCGTGTTGACCTGGGCGACCAGGTGGACCCGCATACAGGCGGCCCGGATCTGGGCGAAGATGTTATCGAATGGGAAGAGGTAGATTTAGAATGAGCCACAACAAACCAGCCTTTGCCATCACCCTGGACGGCCAGGACATTACCAGCAAAATCTACCCGCGCCTGGTGAGCCTGACATTGACCGAGGCCAGAGAAAACGCCGTTGATGAACTCAACATCACCATAGACGACAGTGACGGCCGCGTGGCGATACCGCGCAAAGGCGTCAAGATCACCTTGCAGCTAGGCTGGGAACATAGCGGCATGGTGGACAAAGGCACTTTTGTGGTGGATGAAGTAGAACACGAAGGCGCGCCAGATATGCTGGTTCTGCGCGCCCGCAGTGCTGAGATGGCAAAACCAGTACGCACCCGCAAAGACCGCAGCTTTGATCAAAAGACCGTGGCCGATATCGTGGGCCAAATTGCCAAAGACAACGGCTTAACACCCAAGGTAAGCCAAAGCCTGCAAAGTAAAATCATCGACCACATAGACCAGACCAATGAATCAGACATTAATTTCTTGAACCGGCTTGGCAAACGCTTTGATGCCGTCGCCACTGTCAAAAAAGACAGCTTACTGTTTTTGCCCATTGATGAAGGCAGCAACAGCAAAGGCGAAAGCCTGCCCACCATCGCCCTGGAACGTCGCGACGGCGACAAACATCGCTACCACACCGCCAGCCGCGACGCTTATAGCGGTGTGCGCGCACAATGGCACGACCCCAACGACGCAAAGGAAAAAAGCGAACTGATAGGCGAAGACGACAACCCCAAGCGACTGCGCCATATTTACCCTAGCCAGGCAGCGGCAGAGGAAGCGGCAAAAGCAGAGAATAACCGGATGGAACGCGGCAAAGCCACCCTGCAATTTACCCTGGCCCTGGGCAGGCCAGACATTACGCCCATGATGGGCGTGCGCATCCCCAGCTTAAAAACGCCTATTGGGGATACAGACTGGATTATCGTAAAGACGACGCACAGTCTCAGTGCGCAGGGTTTTACGACAGCTTTGGAAATGGAAACCAGAAAAGGTGCGATTGAGGAAAAAGAAACGTCAGAAAAAAATGCCGAAAATTCAACTGATGGTGATCAGTAAAATTTATTTTTTGGAAATTCCCATTCTGGTAATGTAGAAAATTTGATGCTTGACTCACTGCCTAATATTTCGCCTGGAACTAAATAATGCATTCCATTCCAGGTTACATAGAATTCATCAATCGCATTTTCCTCAGGGTGTATAACCATACGATCTACTTTAAATGAACCACTGCTATTGTCTGCATCTGTCAAGGCCACATCGTTTCGATACCTTCGCAGAAGATTTAACTTAACGGGCGGCGATATTGAATCCAATGTGCTGCCAAATTTATCAACATAAAAAATTATTTCTGACCTTAATTTTTCGTAGTATGTACCAATCATAGACAGTGAATACCTGTTTTCATTCGTCCAGTATTCAATGAGAAAAACAGTCAGCGTATTTAAATACAGAATCCCATCATAGGTGCATTCCATATATTTAGGCTTACTTTTGTCACCCCAGGAATATACATTGCCTCTAATTTTTGTTTGTGATCGTCTGTGAACAATCGTATTGCGCATTAAGGTCAATATTCTAAAGACCTCTTTAACAATTACTCGAAAATCGTCGGAGTTTGTTTGAAATGACTTATACCGCTTATCAAAATTCTCACCTTCAATATTCGGTTGAAGGCAGTCTATAAAAACATCCATCGCCGTGAAGAGTATCAGCGTGGACAAAACAGTCTGGTCAGCCAGTTGATTTTCTATTACGCGAACATGTGACGACCATTGAGTATTAAATTTACCATCATATGCCTTTGAGTAGCGAATCACATTGGGATACCGCAATGGTAAATTGCTTTCCTTTATGAACGTCAAAACACTGCTTAATATGTCATTGCTCATATTGCGCCTTAGTTTTATATTTCATTCAAACTCAGACTGTGGCTGCCGTTTCACTTGAGGCCTTGTGACAGTCTTCTTAGGTTGCTCCACTGCTTGCCAAACAGCATTACCATCAACCAACACACATTGCATCAGCGTGTTATCCGGGTTCTTTGCTTTACCGCCAATACTAAATCTGTCGCCTGAATGCTCACACACTGGTGCATTACCCTGGATTGCTTTTGCTTCAGGCGATGGACGGTCCGTCAAAAGTGCCCAAGAAAAACCAGAAACAGAAATCGCCAATAGCGCAGCAAAAATTCTATTCGTAATTTTTATTTTTTTTAAGCTTGCCTGCGCCTGTTCACATTTTTTACACGGCTGCGGAACTGCTTTAATCTGGTGAACTACAGCTTGAGAAGAAATCTGTACAGAATCAGGTATTTTGTTTGTTTCAGGTATTGATTTGTTACTTTCTGACATTGAAGTTTTGGAGTCAGAAACGCCCATATCTTCATCAATTTTTTTGCTGTCTGATTTTTGCTTTTTATTAAATTTCTCTATCTCGATATCGAGAAATTCACATACTTCTTTATACTTTGAGACTGGCAAAAATTTAATTTTCTTAATTCCATATCCACGTAGAAAATCATTATAGATATCAACTGTTTGACGGTTTGTTAAGGCAGCTAATTCTTCTGCGCGTGCAAACATATTTTTTCGCTGAAAACCGTTGACTGTTTCAATCTCTTTAGGTTCGTCTTGAGTATTGAAATTGACTGTAACTACATTTCCATTGGAAGTGGTGCTGCTTGCGTCACCATTTGCTACCTGACCAACGTTACCTCTAAATTCATTATTTGCTGTCATCTCAAATCTACGCTTAATTATTCCAACATTTCAAACCGTGTTTATCTAAAAAATCTTTACTATCAAGCACATGAGTAGAAAACGCCATGCTGTTTGGAGTAACCGTATTGCCACGCCTATCAAAAATAAGATTTAATTCAATCGGTTGGCTATCCCCGGACTTACGTAGCTTCGGAAAATACTGCAAAGAGAAAAAGGATTGTTTTTGTTTGTCATCAAAAGCAAAATCAGCACGGTTGTTTATGTCCCACGCTCCGCTACATGTAGCGAGAAAATCAAAGAGAGTCTGCCCATTCGCCAATTGAATTTTTTTTGAAAAATACATGCCATGCAATGTAGCGTCAAACTGGTTCCTAAAATCGTCGCGATTTATTCGGCCACTTTTGTGGATTGCCGCATTCTTTGCTTTTAAATCTGGATACTCCCTGTAAATGTCTCGCTCAAATTGTCGAGAGCCATAGCAGGCACTTTCATCAAGGCACACTGCGTCTTCAAAATACTTCTTTTCAATTTCTGAAATCGGCACCTGAGACACAACGGGATTAGGATCTGTTTTTGAAGTTATAGGCGCGCTAATGGCAGCTTTAGCCTGGTGCTTTTCTAATTTATCACTACCATCTGAGCAGGCGGCAAGAACCACTGTGACAATAAATACTATTGAGCGCATAAGTTGAAACTTTAGGTTTTGTCTTTTCCGAAAGTGAATGTCTGCGGCGCAGTGATGTTGCCTTCAACATTTTGACCAATGCCACCATGGAAGACATTTTTTACTTTTTGCTCTTGTGGAGCCATGCCGCTTATTAAGGCAAGGACGCCTGCTTTGCCACGTAAATCTAGGGTGCGCAAACCTGCAATGATGCTTATCTCTTCAGCAGTCAGTGCGTTTTCACTTCTTTTTCCCGTGATGATGTAATAAACGTCCGCACCCAGCTTGTCTAAGCCTTCTAGATATACCAAATCTGGCTTGGTTTCTTCAGACTCATATTTGCTTTGAGTTACAAAAGTCTTTCCCAAAGCCCCTGCTAAATTTTTTTGCGACAGGCCAAGTCTATTGCGCTCTTCCAGCAATCGAGCGCCAAAGCCAAATAATTGTTTAAAGTTACCAGTTGACATTTAAAGAATTCTTTAATAAGATTGCGTTATCCCTAACGTAACACAATGATACATTATGTCCATTGACACACAAACATCATTCCGTCGCGCCCCCAGAATTAAAAACGCTGTTCGTACCCCGATCAGCTTGTCCCCGGACGAATTGGCGCAGGCAAATGCCTATGCCATTACCGAGGAGCGCTCCCTGGCGTCATTTCTTCGCGTTATATACCTTCTTGGTCTGAAGGAATATGTACGCCAGCTCACTTCCAAGTAACCAGCCCTGACAGGATACGACCATGTATGCAGACAAAAAACGCATCAAGGCCAACAAGCTGATGCTTCGTTTTGATGATTATGAGTTCGCGCTTATCACCGCTATGGCGGAATATCAGGGCGAACAGCCGTCCGCGTTCCTGCGCGAGCTGGTGCTACGAGAAGCTGCTTTGCTTAACCAAAATTGCAACCAAATGTTATCGGCAAAGTAAATACTTTGACAGACACTAAATAGCCACTCTTAAGCACTCTTAAGTTGACGAAAACAAGAACATGCCCTCATTAAATGCCGATTTCACAGACGACGAGTTAGAAATGCTTGAACAAATGCGCGTCCAGTGGGGGCTTAGTGATCTTGAGGAAACAGCCCAATATTTGGCAAAGCGCTATATACGCAATAGCATGAAAGCCATGACCGGACGTGGTCGTGCAATGAATTTAGTTTCACTTGAAGATTTTGAAAGGACCACGGAATGAGAGTAATTGGTATGCCTTGCCCTCATTGCGCACAGCGTGTGCGGGCCATTAAAAGCCGCACTATGTCGCCCATGCTGAAGGAAATCACTTACCGCTGTAATAACGAGGAATGCGGCCATGTGTTTGTCGCAGGCCTAGAGGTATTACGCACCTTGTCTTTGTCTGCCACGCCTGACTACAAGGTCAGGATTCCAATATCAAGGCATGCCCGACAGTCAGCCTTGAATCAGCTATCGCTGAATTTATCCGTCGGGTGAAGCTGATCTAGCGGAACCAATTTAACAACTATTGCAGTAACCAACATGCCTGTTTTCAGGCGTGAGGGACTTTTTTTGCCCTTTACTTTTGGAGGTGATCATGCGTTTGACATTTGCATCCCGTTTTGTCCTTGCCAGAGCCATACGCAAGGAGTTGAAGTCCTTAAATCACGGCCCGCAAATTTGCCGCTTCTATAGCCAGGCGCTTATCGGCGAAATGATTCACGACCTTGGCGGCATGGCCGGGGAGTGGTGATCATGAAACAACCTGGTGATGATTTTACCCGCGACATTTTTAACAAGCCTGGTCGGGGCCGCCCACGCAAGGCGAATGCCAAGACTGCAGCGCAACGCGCCAAGGAATACCGCGACCGCTTAAAAACCCGCCAATTCAATTTTTTAAGGGGGCATCGTGATGAGACTGCCTAATCAAGTGTACGTCGCCCTGATGGGCGCTATCAGCCTGGGCATCACAGAAAACGAACGCCTGCAGGGCATTGCTGAACGTTTGGGTGATGTGGAGGTCGAGCAGGAATATTCCCGCAATGTGCGACTGCTGCAGGAAGGCCGCCAGTTGCTGATTGTAGAACAGCACAAATTAACGTGACGGCGTCACAAAAAATCATGCCTATACCAAAGCCCACAGATGACGAACTACGCCAGGTGCACACCGCTTTGCATGTTTCGGTGCCATTTGAACAGATGTCGCCGTTTATTCGTCACTACTTAGAAATGGTTGCGCACTGCTGGTGCGGGCAGATTCCGGCGCATTTGTTTGGCAGCCCTGCACAGGCAGCAAAACAAACAGCCCAGAACAAGCCCGGCAAGCCCTCTATAACCGATTTTAAACGCCGCGCAAGCGGTGACTTTGACTGATGACCATGAACACTACAAATTTTGATTTACAACTGCCTGAGCGCGACCGCCAGCCAGTCATCTGCATAGAAGCCTTGTTATATCCCAGCGAAATAGCTGCGCTCAAAGACAAGTTTGCAAATGACATTGAATTGATTGATCAATATTCAAGCCCGGCAGCAAGGGAACAATTTGAAGGCCTGGCTATGATCTTGGCCGCTCTCAGGCGAGGCTTTACGAGCGACAGCACAACGTCTATCGACAAGGTGGGCGCGTAATGGATGCATCGCTTCATCATGAGATTTTGCAGCGCCTGGCTGAGTTCAAGTTTAAAGAACAAGGCGGTATGTTGCGCGGTGGCGTCTGTCCAGCCTGCCACAAAAAAGAGCTGTACACGAATGCGGAACACCCCTGGGTGTTGCGTTGCGGCCGCCTGAACAATTGCGGCGAGACCTTCCATGTGAAGGAGCTATACCCGGATCTGTTTGATAACTGGTCTGACCGTTATCAGTCCACACCCGAAAAGCCAAATCCAAACGCGGCGGCTGACGCCTACCTGAAGCACGGCCGTGGCTTTGACCTGGCGAAAGTTCAGGGCATGTATACCCAAGAGAACCACTATAGCCGGGAATTGAAGATAGGCAGTGCTACGGTGCGTTTTCCAGTCGGTACCGGGTATTGGGAAAGGCTGATAGACCAACCCCACCGTTTCCCCAAAAAAGCGCATTTCCAGTTTGGCATGAAGTATCTGGGCAATTGGTGGAAGCCGACCGCGATAGAAATACAGTCAGTCAAGGAATTATGGCTGGTTGAGGGCATTTTTGATGCTATCGCGCTGATGCACCATGGTATAGCGGCCGCGTCTTTGATGACATCGAACAATTACCCGGAAGAGGCATTGCGCAACCTGGCCGCCTCGCGTGGCAATCAGGACTGCACCCTAGTGTGGGCATTGGACGGCGATGTTGCCGGGCGCAGCTACACCAAGAAGCATGTAGAAAAGGCGCAGGCATCCGGATGGACGTGCCTGGCCGCCCAGATTCCACAAAAGGGAAAAGGAAAGCTTGACTGGAACGACGCGCATCAGCGTGGCTTGCTGGCTGATGCCAATATCGAGGAATACCGCTATCACGGTGATTTGCTGCTGGCAAGAACGCCAACAGAAAAGGCCTTGCTGATTTACAAGCATGAAGGCGACCAGACAGAATTCTATTTTGATTTTGGTAATCGCCTGTTTTGGTTTCGCCTCGATCTGGAACGCTACAACAAGGCCAGAGAACAGCAAGACAACAGCGAAGAGGCAAAAAGCCTGTCTGAGTATGCATTGCGCGACCAGGCGCTGGCGACATCGAGCACGGTACGGCAAATAGCCAATTGCCTGCCCAGGGCGCTGTATTTTCAAGAAAATTTGATTACGAATGAGAGCTGGTATTACTTCCGTGTGTCGTTCCCACACGACGGCAAGCCGGTTAAAAACACATTCACGGCAGCCCAGATTTCAAGCTCTGCGGAATTTAAAAAGCGTCTGCTGGGTATGGCTGCTGGTGCCATGTTTAGCGGCAGCAGCCAGCAGCTTGACCGTATTCTTGCTGACCAGCTCTACAACATCAAGCGCGTAGATACCGTTGACTATATCGGCTATAGCCTGGAACACGGATGCTATGTGCTGGGTGATGTAGCAATCAAAGATGGCGTCATCAATGAAGTGAACAGCGAGGATTTTTTTGATATCGGCAAGCTGTCCATCAAGTCGCTGAATAAATCTGTTCATTTAACCATCAACAGGGATAGAAACGATTACAGGCAAGAGTGGGTTCAACTGATCTGGACGGCGTTTGGCGTTAAAGGTCTTGCTGCATTGACTTTCTGGCTTGGCTCTCTCTTTGCAGAACAAATCCGGGCGACACAGGCGAATTTTCCATTTTTGGAGGTGGTGGGCGAAGCTGGAGCCGGTAAATCTACCTTGATTGAATTCTTATGGAAACTGTTTGGCCGCAACGGTTATGAAGGCTTTGACCCCAGCAAATCCAGCCTGGCCGCCCGCGCCCGGAATTTTAGCCAGGTCTCTTGCATGCCTGTGGTGCTCATTGAGTCCGACAGGGAGCGCATGGGTGAGGATAAAAGCCATGTGAAGTCATTTGATTGGGATGAATTAAAAACGGCTTACAACGGCCGCAGCCCACGCGCCAGGGGTATGGCAACAAGTGGTAACGAAACCTATGAGCCGCTTTTCCGTGGCGCTATCGTGATTTCTCAAAATTCGCCAGTCAATGCGTCAGAAGCCATTTTGTCCCGGATCGTGCATTTGTATTTTGATCGTTCGACCCAGACGCCAGAGTCCGGCGAAGCAGCCGACCAGCTCAAATTCATGTCTGTAGAAAACGTTTCTGGTTTCATTTTGGCCGCCACCAGGCGTGAAAAAGCCGTGATGGAAATCATGAAAATAAAGACACCGGAATACTTGAAAGAATTGCGCCGTAACCCGGCAGTCAAGATGCCGCGCCTGGTAGAAACGCATTCGCAAATGCTTGCACTAGCTGACGCTCTGGCAATGCTGGTCAAGCTGCCAGAGTATCAGCACGAAGCATTAAAAAATCAATTCAGGCTCATGGCGGCCGAGCGTCAGCAAGTCATTAACAATGACCATGTTCTGGTGCAGGAATTCTGGGAGGCCTTTGATTATCTGGATAACGGCGATATGGCATTCCTGAATCATTCCCGCGACCCTGAATTGATTGCAGTCAATCTAAACCACTTCCTGCAGGTGGCAACAGAAAAACGCCAACAAGTACCGCCATTGCGTGACCTTAAAAAGGTACTGAGTACCAGCTCACGACGCAAGTTTATAGAAGCTAACAAACCGATCTGCAGTGCTGTACGAAACACACAGTCACCAATCGCTACCCCTGCAAAAACCGTTAGATGCTGGATTTTCCAGCGCGAAAAATAACCAATGAAAGGACTGAACAAATGAGCTTTCAAGTCAAAGTAAAAACGGACCTGGGCGAGTTTCAATATTTCGCCATTGCCCAGGAAGCCTGCGCGGTGCTTGACGCTGCCTATGACTTTTTTGGTGCCTGTGGCGTGACCGTCAAGCCCTGCAGAGGTGGCAAATGATCGTTGCCAAACATCGCATTTTGCAGGTCTATGCCATCACTTACGCACCAGGCAAGGCCAAAGCGGCCCGCTTTGATGAAGTGGCCCGTCTGCTTGGCGTTGACGTTGAAACTATCGCCACAATCGTGGCTGAAACCGTGGAGGAATAAGAAAGTGATTGCAATAGCCTTATACAAAACCACTGAAAAAAGTGTCCTTGATGCGGTGGCAGAGCGTGAACGACGCATCCACGCCTTGAACAAAAAAGGCCGCGCTTTTGCCAAAAAATTTGGCGGACAGCTTCTGTGTTACGAGGGTGCTGCGGGCTACCACTTAAGTGGACTCACGTTCAAGACCCCTAAAGACTGTCGATTTTGGACAGAACCAGATCGCTTATCTGCAAACAGGCAAAACCCTAGAAATTCAATCTCAAAAGGAACAGCACAAGAAAAAAAGGAGCTGGCAGCACTTAAATTGAAATGGGAAAAACACTTTCCGTACGAAACCATAAAGTTGGACCCTATCCTGGATGCGGTAGGTACTAGTTGGTCGGCTGTCTGTAATGGCGGCGGATTTGATTTTTTCACACATGCAGACACTATGTATTTCACTGCAGGCGCAACCGTGAAATTTAATTCATTTATCGAGAAAATTGGCACTTCAGAATATGTCGCGGCACAAGATGCCTTTGCAATGAGCGTTAAGAAAGTCCCCTAACATGAACAGCCCAAAAACTATACAACCAGAGTCCTATTATTCGCACCACGTTGATTTGACACTGCAGCAATACAAAATTTTGCATTTTCACCTTGAACTAGCAAAACGAAATGTAGGAAAGGTGTTAGCAAATCACAAGAAAAACAACTTAGATGGAACTGGTCTAGCAAACGAAATCGCTGAAATAGATGAATTGCTTAATCTGTTCACTATATCTTTGGAGAAAGTATGACATGGCTCTATCTACCATCGAATTATTTGCAGGCGTCGGCATGCTCGGAGAAAGCGTCGCATCCGGACTTGCGTACATGGGCATGCAACATCGCGCCGTTTGCTACGTTGAACGGGAAGCATACGCGGCCAGCGTTCTGGTTGCGCGCATGCAAGAAGGATCGCTGGCCCAGGCACCTGTCTGGTCCGACATTACCACCTTCAATGCAAGCCAGTTTGCTGGAAAAGTGGACGGCATCCTTGCCGGGTTCCCATGTCAGGACTTATCTATTGCCGGTGCAAGAGAAGGTCTTGACGGCGACAGAAGCGGACTGTTTTTTGAAATCCCCAAAATTGCAGATGCTTGCGGTGCGTGGTTCCTCTTTCTGGAGAACGTCGCAGCTATCGCTTCTGCCACCGCCACCGTTGTGGACAAAGAAGAAGGTGAGCTTGAGGAACGGGCGGCCGCCAGAGTCCTGGGGGAACTGGCCGACTGCGGGTGGGATGCGGAGTGGATCACTCTTTCAGCGTCAGATGTGGGTGCCAGCCACGGCCGCGCAAGATGGTTTTGCTTTGCCTGGCGACAATTGGTCAACACCTCAAGCGCGGGACTGCAAGAATCCAGACCTGGCAACGAGCGGAAACTATCAACGCAAGTTGAATGTGGGTTACACGATCGACCTGAACTCGCAGGCGGCGAACTGGGCGACACCGGATTGCAACCGCTCATCGTACAGCAACGGGAAATTCGGGCCAAATCTCAGACAACAGACGAGTCAATGGCCGACACCCAAAGCAAGCGAAATGAACCGCAGTGTGTGCGCGGCAGAAGCCGCAAGAAACAGCCCGGCGCTAATACAGGTAGCGTCAACATGGCCCACTCCAACTGGAAGGGACCACAGATCAGCGAACAGCCTGGAGAGCCAGCACAAGAGGAATGCGGGAACGCGCCGTGGTCAGCAGTTGCCAAATTTCGTGAAACATTCTTGGCCGACACCTACGGCGCAAGATTCCGAGAACTCTGGCTCTGCGAAAGCTGGTCATCTGACCCTGTACCGCGCCACATTGAATTATTCGCACCAGGGCCAGCAGACGTCAGATGGGGAGAAATACTTGAAAGAAGACCAGAACTCGCGCCGGCACTTGAATCCTCTTTTTGCGACTTGGTTAATGGGCTGGCCTATCACATGGACGATAGCAGAGCCGCACGCCTCCGGTGCATTGGAAACGGCGTCGTGGCGCTCTGCGCTGCAACGGCATTTGTCTTACTTGTTAGACGATCAAGAATTTTCAAATAAATCATTTACACATATTCCAAGCAAAGGGTATTCACATGAGAACCATGAAAATAACCTCGTACATGAATGAAGACCAAGCTCTGGCACTTGCTCAATTTCTTAAGCGAGTCAGTTTTTCAGACTTCAAAGAACTGGCAACCAGTCTCGATCAAGCCTATTTGATGCAAGAAGGGGCATTAAAAATTGCAGATGCCCTTGCTGACAACGGTTTTAACCCTAGGTAATTTCATATAATACAAGAATGCTAAAGACTCAAAATCCGCAAGCCTGGCAGCAGCTTATCAAGCTGCTGGCCGAGCACATCGCAGACAATATTTTGTCGGGTGCTGAGTCGGGTACAGACTTGCGTGATAATCTTTGCAATCAAAATAATGCAGAAAATTATGCGCGCAACGATATACGCCCGATACAGCACAGACAAACAACGTGAATCATCCATAGAGGATCAGGCGGGACAATGCCGACGCCTCGCGGAATCAGAAGGTTTTACCGTCGTCACCGTCCTTGGTGATGACGGCATTTCAGGAAGCACCCCCGTTCAACAAAGACCCGGTGGCGCACGGCTATTAGCTGACGCGCTGGCCGGGCGTTTTGATGCCCTGGTAGTTGAAGGGCTAGACCGCTTGTCCCGCGACCAGGTAGAACAAGAACGGATAGTCCGCAGACTGGAACACCAGGGCATTATCATCTTGGGCGTGTCGGACGGCTATGACAGCCGCATGGGAGGCCGCAAGATCATGCGCGGCGTCCGTGGCCTGATTAATGAGCTTTACCTTGATGACTTGCGTCACAAAACCCATCGTGGCCAGGCTGGCCAGGTTGGCC